CTATCAGGAAATAGATCATTTCAGCTTCTTCTACAGTACAACCTGAATTCAAAGCAGTATTTGCGATGCAATTATTCACTCCAACCTCCTGCACCATCTTTAGGTAATCTCGGAGGGATATCTGATATTCGCAAAAATGCTTATAGTCCCTAAATCTGGCAGCCTCGGTTTTGTCCTTCTTCCTCTTCAGGTTAGGAAAGACACCGTTAGGCGTAAGAGTTAGTCCACAGAACTCCCCATAAGGTTGTATATGAACAACGCAATTGAGGCCTATGTGTTCTCTAACTTCAGAAAGAGCCTCCTCATCAACATAAAGAGACAGTTGAATCTTGTCAAAGTCATCACCTTTCCACAAGATGATGCTAGGACCGGAACCACGGATGATCCAATTCGAAGTGACAGCAGCAATTCTGCCATTACCCCCAAGAGTCCAAGGCTCTCCGGAAGTTTTGACAAAGTCGACTTTAGCCGAGCCACCGCCACAGAAAAGAATTCGATAATGTTCTCTAAAGGAGAAATACCAATCGATGATCATATCTGCGACACCAAGTTTCTTGAGGTAATACCTCTCAAGGTACTGGGAGACCTGAGTTTGTGAAGCGTCAAATTTCTCCTGATCTGTGATGCCATGCGCATAAGGGAGACCGGCAAGCCTAGCATTAACAGCAGTCCTCACCTTTTCAAAGAAATCTCTTTCTGATATTCCATTGTCAGTAAAGGCAACATTGTCTCCAGTGCTATTAGTAGTAGCTCTATCATAAGCATCAATGAGTCTACAAACGAAGGCAAAGAGGCAAACAGCATCTCTACTCCACGCAGAAATACCCTGCCCAGCCTTGAAGAGATTAAACTCTTTCGTAGTGACATCTGGTTTGAATATAGCCTTCAAATGGAAACGAATGTTACGCGCATCAGGGTTCTCAAGTCCCTGATATTGAGCTTGATAATGTTTAGATTCGGCATCAGAGAGAAACTTTTCGGCGTAGGCAAATATCTTTTCTTCATCTTCAAAGAACCCTATACTGTCCTTGGTCTTATATTCGTCAAACCAAAGATCAACCATGTCTTCACACAGCTTTCTGGCATGAGGCGTGAGACTTTTGCCACCCTTAGGTTGGTACCTGTTGGCAATGACTTCCCACTCTTGGGCTGGTTTCTTGGAATCAAAGTGCTTTCCAAAACCAGCTCCCAAAGAGTAGTACTCTTTAGCAGCTTTCTGGGGGTGGCCCCTGACATTTACAGGGTTCATAATCTCTTCAGGATCAGCTTTAGCGGTAGTGAAACTGTCTTCTATTAGCTGTGAATGGACATGGTTCAGGGACGTGATGTCATCCTGCATGCAAATGGCAGGTGTTAGCGTATCAGCTATTAAGTAGACATCTCTAGGAGCATGCTCAACAGGATCAGTTACGCGAAACTGATTCCTTTCTTCAGGACCCAGCGGCGTGCTCTGCACCACAGGGTAAGGGACCAAGGTAGTCAAATGGTCCAGAAAATCAGGATTAAGTTTATTAGTCTTGTCGGAAAGGGCACCATCCTTAAGAACGTAATCATCAACCCTGCCGCTAGGATACATTGCATCTATGCCGACCTCATCCACTGAGGTACTTTTCCCGGAAACTTCAAAGTTGCCAGAATCAGAAAAGGCCTGATTAGTAGCAATAGATTCATCAAGAGCATCATCAACAGAAACAGGGGTTCTCTCCTTCTTTCTTCCCAAAAGCTCCTCCTCTTTCTTGACATAAAGGCAGCTCAATACAGGCACACCATCGATCTTCTCCTCATAGTAACTGGAACACTTCTCAAAACCAGCAGCAAGAATCTTGGCTTCAATGTCTGAAAAGGGTCTGTATCTTCTGAATTCACGCTCAATGACAACGTCATCACGAGCCTCAAGCTTCTTCTGATGTCTGTGGTCTTTACAATCATATTCTCTCACAAAGAGATAACCCCCATCGGAGGTGTAGGTATGAAGTTCAGAGCACGAGAAGTCAAGATCCTCCAGACGATTCACGGACAAATCAAGACAGGTTATGTCGTTGTCCCCCTCAGTATAGCCATAGTTTTCCTGCATAGTTATTATGGTTTCAAATTTATAAGCAGACCGATGTGGCATGAAACGGCAATACCTCTTATGGTCTTTAGTGTCGTTGCCGTGGACCCATTTAGTTTTGAGGTAGTGCGCAAGATATTCTTCAAAAACACCAGAAGGACATCCGAGGGTAAGAACAGTGGGTTCTTCAGGGAACACTAAGATAGATGTCGCTAATTGGAAAGCCTTAAAAGCAGCCAAACCAGCCTCCATTTCGTCTTCAGTAAAAGGCCTACCGCGAGAGTAGACTTCTCTAGGACCAAAAGGCTCAAAATTGTTGACGTAAGGGGTGTTGTTCAACTGCTCGTAACTTTCATACCTCTCGGAAATTCTATCGAGGGCTTCAGACAGGTCCATATCAGTCTCGGCATAACCCAAGAGGGGCAGAGGTTTTACCACAGGACGAGGAGCTTCAGCACGATCAATCGGAGGGAGCACTCTTATCTCATCGCCGGACAGCACAAGGACCTTATCTCGAAGACCAGTGTCATCATTCTTAAGAACAGCGCCTCTATGCACAAAATTCCTTCCCTGCAAGTTAATGCCGAGGAGGGACTCCACTGTGGCTCTGAATTCACCAAGGGTTTCACAATAAGGCACGGACACTTCGAAGTCGCCATCACGGTAGATAAGATGTTCAGGAATGTCGTCAGCATCGGAGGGACCAAAATCGCCATCCGGAAAAGACATTATGGTTTCACCAACATCTGGTACAACGGGCACAGGTGCGGCCACCAAAGGCACTGACACAACACGCGCTGGAGCAATAGGGCTCAAATTCTGA